CGATTCAACCGCGTCTCTACAAGCGAGGCGGCAAACTTGTCCGCATGAGCGGCGGCCAATGCGCTCCGCGAGCAGATCGCAAGAAGCGCAAGAGCGGCGGTAACGCGCTCGCAACTCCAAACAACATTATCAATCGCAATGTTCGAGAAGCGAACGAAGAGCGCGAGGGCAAGAAGCATCGCGGCGCGTTCAAGCGTGGCGGACGTGCTCACAAGATGGGCGGCGGATATGCTGAAGGCGGTGAGCCGGTTAAGAAAGGCGGCCCGTCTGATGAGTCTTACGTCCCGCGCAAAGCTCTCGACTCGCTCAAGAAAGGCGGGGCCGTAAAGCACGCCGACAAAAAAGCCGATTTGAAGGCAATTAAAGGGGCATTGCATAAGCATGAAAAGCAAAAACACCCGGGCAGCAAGCTCACAAAGCTCGCGCAAGGCGGCAGCACGAAACTCGACGGCTCGTACCAAGGCACCCGCCCCAGCGGTGGTCGGATGGCGCGAAAAAGCGGTGGCCGCACTGGTAAGGGCAAAGTCAACGTCAATATCATTATTGACAAGGGTGACCGACAAGGTGCGGGCCCTGTTCCGCCAATGGGTGGGCTTGCTCCGCCGATGATGCCGCCGGGCCTCCCGCCGGGCGGTCCTCCGGGCATGCCCCCGGGCATGATGCCTCCGGGTGGTCCTCCGGGCATGCCTCCGGGTATGCCGATGCCGCGCCGTAGTGGTGGCCGAGCTGTTCGCAAGGAAGGCGGTCGCTTGCAGGGTGTTGATAAGCCGGGCCGTGTAGGCCACCGGTCTTACAAGAACACTAGCGACATGGATGCTGGTTCTCTGGGCGGCCTTGGTCGACTTGAAAAAGCCAAGATCTACGGAAAACAGAAATGATGTAGACAAAACGGGCGGTTGGCAGATACGCTAACCGCCCGTTTTTTATTGGTATCGTTATGTTGTCATTCAATAATTTATTTGAAGCTGAACTGAAAAAATTGATACAGCAAGAGATTGACCGGATTACTGAGAATCTTCAGACCGGCATTTCCATCAATGATCATGTCGAATACAAACTTCAAGTTGGCAAAATTGCCGGCTTGAGATTTGCCATGGAGGTCTGCGAAGAAGCGCAGCACAATATTATTCAACGCTAAATGGAGCACGCATGTCTTATCAAATGCAACACGATGTCGACCCGAAAGATGATTTGCTGAAAAAGCTAGGGGACATTAAGGATATTGAAATTTTCCACAATCAATTGCTTTGCGCAGTGTACATACGGCCTGAAAAAACTAAGTCAGGCATTGTTCTGCCGGATCAACACCGAGCAGAAGATCGGTTCCAAGGCAAGATTGGTCTTGTTCTTAAAAAAGGACCTGACGCTTTTGTTGATGCCAATGATCATTGGTTCAAAGACCTGAACGTTAACGTGAACGATTGGGTGGTTTTCCGCCCCTCTGATGGCTGGAGCGTCACGATCAACAACGTTTTGTGCAGAATTTTGGACGATGTTAATGTCCGTGGCCGCGTCAAACACCCTGATCAAGTCTGGTAAGGAGAATTGCAATGGCAAACGAATCTGAACAAATTGAAATTGAGCTTGATGACGTTGAAAAAGCATCTAAAGCAGACGAAAAAGATGACATCAAAGTAGTTAAAGCTGAAGAAACGTCGGCAAAAAATGAAATTGTTGGCGAAGAAGGCATTGAAGAGCTGAAGAGACGCCTTGAAGAAGAGCGCCAGCTTCGTTTTGATGCTGAAAAGCGTGCTCGGGAGTATGCGCACCGCGAAACTAGCGCCCGAAACGAGATTCAAGACAGCAATTTGACGTTGGTAACTAACGCCATCGAGACTGTGAAGCAAAATAACTCGATCTTGAAGGCAAATTACCGCGATGCAATGTCCGTTGGAGACTTTGACAGGGCCGCAGAGATTCAAGAGGCCCTTTCCTCAAACTCTGCGAAGCTTTTGCAGCTTGAACAGGGCAAACAAGCTCTCGAAAGTATGCCAAAGCAGCAGACGCAGTTGCCAGCAGACCCTGTAGAGGCTTTGGCATCGCAGCTTTCGCCCCGGTCGGCGGCTTGGCTTCGCCGAAACCCTGAGTGCGCCACAGATCAGCGCCTTTTCCAGAAAATGCTGGCCGCTCATAACCTTGCTATGGCTGATGGGATTGAACCAGACAGCGACGATTACTTTGAGTTTGTTGAAAACACGATCAACATCAGAAAATCAGCGCCTAAAAGGGTTGACCCTGTTGCAGATGAAGATCCTACAGCGGCAGCCGCAAAACCTACTCAGCGGCGTACTTCGCCGCCCGCAGCGCCTGTCACCAGAGGCGGAGAACGATCAAATGTCGTTCGTTTGACGTCTCAAGAAAGAGAAATAGCCCAGATGATGGGTATGTCTGACAAGGAGTACGCGACCCATAAACTCGCCCTTCAAAAAGAAGGCAAACTTAACTAATAGGAGTTTTTATCATGAATGATCAAATTAAAAGAGTTCGCCCAAAGATGAGCAAGTTTCGCGAAGCTTCTGACAAACTCAAAGAAGAATACGCAACGGCACAGGCTGAGGTTGCCGAAGAGCAAGAAGCAGTAGCTGATGACGTTGGTCTTCGTCGAGCAGAAATGAGAACGCCTATGCGAGAAGAAGATCCGCGAACTCGCGCAGCGCGACGTGCCGAAGAGATCCGCAATCACATAGGCGGTCTTGATGACGGTACTGACGAGTTCTTTATTGACCCTCGCGATATTCCGCCGGGCTGGTCATACGAATGGAAGCGCAAAACCGTTCTCGGTCAGGAAGACCCGGCTTACATGGTGAGCTTAGCCCGTAAGGGCTGGGAACCAGTGCCGGCTGCGCGTCATCCGCACATGATGCCGGAGGGATATGCCAGCGCGGCGATTGAGCGTAAAGGTCTGATCCTTATGGAGCGCCCGCTTGAGCTAACCGAAGAGCAGCGGGAGCTTGATCGAAGGGCGGCAATCAATCAGGTCCGACAGAAAGAGCAGCAGCTTGCCCAAGCGCCAAGTGGCCAATTTGAACGGCAAAACAAAGACTCTCCGTTGATCAAAGTCAAAAAGTCCTATGAGGCGATTCCAATCCCAAAGGACTAACCCTAGAGAAAAACTGAAGGCGCCGAAAGGCGCCTTTTTTTTGCCTTGTTGACAATTTTGAAAAAAGGGCGTTATCTTGCGTCCCAATGCCTCCCCCGGCGGGAGGTTTTTTGTAAAACCCCGGCCTAGTCGCCCCGGCGTGCGATGATGGCTTCTCGATAGGAGAACCCGTCATGGCGAATACTTTTGCGCCTTTCGGATTTCGTCAGTCTTCGGGCACCGGTTCTGCTCCCACGTACGAGCAGGTCGCAAGCTTTTGCGTCTACGACACGGCTGCCATGTATTACGGCGATCCGATTTTCCGTGATGCAACGACCGGCGGTGTCAAACCCGACACCCCGGGAACCGGCATTCTTGCTGGCATTTTTTATGGCGTTAAGTACCTCTCGGTTTCCCAGAAGCGCACCGTATGGAGCAATTTCTGGGGCTCTGCCGACGTTGCCTCTGGCAACCTCGTTGAGGTCTATCTGGTCAATGACCCGAATGCCAAGTTCCTTGCTCAGGTTGGTGGCTCGGCTTCGGTCGGCGCTACGGCTGCCGAAATTGGCTCGAACGTGCAGTTTGCGTATGGCACTCCGTCCACCGCGACCGGCATCTCAGGAGCTTTTGTGAATATCGCCGTCACGCCGACCACCACGGCTACGCTCCCGTTCAAGCTGGTGAGCCTTGTTACGAACCCCCCGGGTTCTAACGGGACGGAAGCGGGCGTCTACAATTACGTAATTGTGGCGTTCAACAACGTCGAAACCAAGACCCTCACGGGCGTTTAAGGAGTAAGGGAAAATGGCTGTCAATCTTTCAGCAATTAAGGACCTTCTCCTCCCCGGACTCCGTGGGATTGAAGGCAAGTACGAGATGATCCCATCTCAGTACGACAAGATCTTCACCAAGCATGATTCGAAGCTGGCTCTCGAGCGCACCGCTGAAATGCGGTACCTCGGCCTCGCTCAGTTAAAGACTGAGGGTGGTCAGACGTCCTTCGACAACAATGCTGGCGAACGTTTTGTGTACAACCAAGAGCACAATGAAATTGCCCTTGGTTACGCAATCACCCGCAAGGCGATTGACGACAACTTGTACAAGACGCAGTTCCACCCGTCGAACCTCGGTCTGATTGAATCTTTCCAGCAGACCAAGGAAATCTACGGCGCGAACATCCTCAACACTGCGCAGACCTACAACTCGGCCATTGGTGGCGACGGCGTTTCGCTCGTCAATACCTCACACCCGATTGATGGTGGCACGGTAGCCAACCGTCCTGCGGTTGACGCTGACCTGAACGAAAGCTCGCTGCTGAACGCGATGATCGCGATCCGTACGAACTTCCGCGATCAGGCTGGCTTGAAGGTGTTTGCTCGTGGTCGCAAGCTGGTTGTTCCGCCCGCGCTCGAACCGACAGCGATCCGTCTCACGAAGACGGAGCTTCGTCCGGGTACGGCGAACAACGACGTGAACGCGATCTTGACGACTGCAGGCGGCCTGCCTGAGGGCTACATGGTCAACGACTTCTTGACCTCGGCCCGAGCTTGGTTCCTGCTGACCAACATCGATGGTCTGTCGTACATGGACCGTGTGAGCTTCGAGACTGATATGCAAGTGGACTTTGTCACCGACAACCTGTTGGTCAAGGGCTACGAGCGTTACAGCTTCGGCTACTACAACTGGCGCTCGATCTTCGGATCGCTGCCCACGTAAAGGAGAACCATTATGGGTATCACTAATCTCAGCGGCCTCGAAGTCGCAGGCGTACCCACAATGGGCATGGCGGGAGCTCCGCTGTTCTCGGGTAGCTTTTATTTCGTTGACTACGTCAACGGCAATGACGGCAACCCGGGATCGGCGGACGAGCCCCTGAAGACGATCTATGCAGCTCACGCTTTGATGCAGGCAGGCAATAACGATGTCTGCGTCATTGTGGGCGATGGAACGACTGCTGGAACTCAACGCCTCTCCATTGCGAACGCACAAGTCGGCGATCCGGCTGCAACGGTGGGAACTCTAGTTTGGGATAAGGATGCATGCCATTTGATTGGTATGACCGCCCCCACTGGGATCTCGCCGCGTGCTCGGCTTGCTCCTGAAACCACTGCAACCCTGACCACTTTTGGCTCGGGAACCTTGGTGAGCGTAACGGCCAGCGGCTGTTACTTCTCCAACTTCCAAGCTTTTAGTGGGTATGCAACGGGTGGTGCCAACCAGCTCTGCTGGGTCGACACTGGAGATCGTAACTATTACTCC